CCTTGGATTCCACGGCAACCGAGATCATGCACAAGCGTATGAAGGTCCGTGCTATCTACTCAAACAGGATCTTTCCACGGCTGGCCAAGTGGATGAATAACTCTGAGACTAAGGATTTAAAAAAGGCACCAGACTTCCTCGACGGTCTTAAGAAAGCACTGGTCCGTGCCGGTCTACGTTGTCCAGTTGGATGCACACACGATCACCGTGACGAGAAGTGGTTCCGAGAATGGTATCCGCACCGGAAACTCGTCTGGCATTCTCTCCGCCACACTTGCGCTTCCATCATTGCCAACAACGGCGGAACCTTGGAAGACATCCAGGCGCATCTTGGTCAGGAGTCACCACAATCGGCTCAAATATACAAGCATCTCGTTGATGACTATACAAAGAAAACGTCATCAATACTGGAGAAAGCTCTTGCTTCTTAATCATGATGCTATCATCTTAAGATTCTTGCATTCATTACTAGCTTGACGAGGCTTATATGAACAACGGCATGAATTACAATTATCAGCGTGGTGCATGGGTTTTGAAACATCCACCACCAACTGCTAAAACAATTGGAGAAAGCAGATTTCCTTTAAGGTCATGGACCGATTTTCATCCACCACCATATTTATGACAGACAAAAAACGAACAGTAGAAGATGTAGATGTGATCAAAAGATTGCGTCAAGCTTTTGCCGAGACGCAAATGGAGCATCAAGAATTTGCCGACAAACTAGGCTGCTCTCGGTCTTACGTTGGCAATATCCTATCTGGCAGAGTTCAACTCTCTGGAAGGATTATGAAGCAACTGCATGAGAATGGATTCGACATCGTCTGGATTCTCAGTGGCAACTCCGACAAAGCGGAGATCCGAAAACTTCAGGAGAAAATTGACACGGTCAAGGAACTACTGAAGGAAGCTTATAAACAATGAAATCAATAAACCTATGAAAAATTTATGTGATGGTACTGAGTGGACTAGAAAGGCAAATATTATCTGGAACGGAAAATGGAGAGCAGTATGAAAAAAGGAACAATTGTGGAGCGCACTTATTCCATTTCTAACATGAAAAAATATCAGGATACAGAATTTTTGTTAGAACTGGATCGAATAACAAAAGAGGATGGTATAACGATTCTAGAACGAACGATCAAAAAAAATTCAGTGCGTCTCAAAGCACGTTTTGATAGTGATCAATGGGATATGTGCCGAGCATTAGAATATCTGACACAAAATGGTGTGTCAGTAAAACCTATTTCAGATTTTACTATAGTTGTCGATAAGTGTGTCGAACAACAAAACCAGATCAAAAAAGTTCTGGAAATTTTAGAGGCGTAGACATGTCTACAAAAATGTCTACAAAACTTGAGCAAAACCTTGATTTTTTGCAGATGTCTACGGATGTCTACAAAAGGAAATTTGGAGGATAAACTTTACCAACCGTTGAAAACACTCACTTTGCTGGTGGGCCAGGCAGGACTTGAACCTGCGACCGATCGATTATGAGTCGTTTATGATATAGGTCTCAACGGTTGCAATCACTGGCTTTGTAGGCATTTGTAGGACTCATGTCTACCGATATGTCTACAAGGCTGGTCAGTTTTAATGACAAAAATTACAGTTTTAAATGCTTTGGCAAGTTGTGTATAAAGGCTTTTTGTGCCTGCTCACTTAGCTCAGACAAGGCAGATTTTGCATGTGCCTTGGCTTGATCTGCCGTCAGCGAATTATCTTCAGACTGAACCATGTCAAAAATAGCTTTGGCAGCAAAAGTCGCAATCTCTTTTGCGATCAACATCTCTAGTCCGGTCATTTCTTTTTCCTCTTCCTTGAGTGTTTTGCAAACTTTTTGTAGACGCTCGGCTTGTTGATTGCCAGATACGCTTTTTGTTTCTTAGACTTGAACGGCATCAATAGCTCCAGATCCACGGACGGTTGTCGCCGGTCAGATCATCCATGTGCAAAAACCGTTTATCGTGTGGTCCTTTTTGCGATACGCCGATGCCGGTCATTCCGTGCTTCTGAGCAATCGCCATAAGTCTGATGGCATCTCGTCCGGAGATGACGATATCGACGGCGTGTCCAGTGGTGTGAGGTCCATGCCTGCCGGTTGTGGAAACTTTTTCATTGTGATCCGGATGCCGATATCCACTGCTCGGATACATTGGTTTTCCAAACTCATCTCGGATCAGTTGAAGCTTTTCCAAGAATGCTGGGTCCATGTCGCAAAGACCGGTGCCTCGACACTTCAATTCTTCAAATGTAAAACTTTTTGTCAAATATTTATTTGCCATATAAAATCCATATAACACGATAGGAGTTTCAACCAGAAATTCACGACGACTTTTCTTCTGTAAGTAAAGCCTCTCGACAGACCTGGACCAACTTGTCATCGACTTTCGATTCCGAAAGCTTGGCAAGATGTTCAAGTATCGTGATAATAATTTCGCTAACAAATTTGGTAGTGGTCAGTTTCTGGAGGATCTCTGCAATAATTTTTGCGGTCATTCCGTTTCCGTTCTCTTGATATTTACATTATTCATTTCATCCGTTTCTTGCTCCGATTCTTCCGGATAAAACAAAGTCTTTAAGTGTTTCCAGTTCTCTTTCTACGTTCTGCATCCTGGCGTCAAGCGCACTGATGCCAGACTTGACCTCGATCAGATCAGTACGATCCAGCGAGTCCCTGACAAGCTGCTCAAACTTGTCGGTCAATTTAATCCTGTCCTGCCGTGCTTGTGTCTCAGTTCGATAGAACCAAAAGCCTAAAACAATCAGCATGGCGCCGACGATACCTTGCCCCATAAACATATCAACCAGTTGGTTTGGTAGTTCGTTTAGACTGCCAGATTGTGGAGCAGGCCGGTAATTGGCATCGTAATGAGGATTCGGTCTTTGCTGATACTGTTCTGCCATAAGCTTGTCGGCAAACGCCTGACTCGATAGCAGAATGAAAAGAACAGTCAGTATAAATTTTTTCATGCGACGCCTTGAATTTGTGTTTTAATCAGACGATCCAGGTTCTGGACTTGGTTGGTCTTTCTTTGTAAACCGGCGCCTTGTGTTTGTGAGAACGTGGACTGAAGTCCTGAGATGTTTGACATCTCCAATCCGATTGGTTGTTTTACAAATGTTCCAAGACTGACGTTTTGAGAAACCTTGAGTTTCGGTTTCTTGGTTGCCATCGATTCCAGCATTGCATCCTGCATGTACTTGTAGAGGTCCGGATATACTTGCGACAATGCTTTGATGTGTTCCGGTAAGACGGCGCCTTCTGACATGCGCTGAAGCACCATCAAAGGTGAATTGATGGCCTCATTGTATGCCTGCCACTTGATCAACTCGGTGTTTGACGGTTCATATTTTTCTGGATCAAAGACCAAGGATTTGCCTGCATTCGGATCTTGTGGAAGATTCTGGTGCAGGAAGGTCAACGCACGGACCAGAGTCTCCTGAATGTTCTGATTGATATCCTGGTTTGCCGTAGGTATTTGCGGAGTCACTTCTTGGAGTCGTGCATACAAAGACCTCTCGTCTCGCATGATGTCCTCCAGTTGCTTGCGTTGCTTCTTAAAATCCTTGAGTGCAGTTTCCGGTGTTTTAGGAATCGGATAGTAGCTTTGTAGACCGGCAATGGTTCCACCTTGGACAATAGTATTGACGCCTCTTCTGATCCGTTCCTGAGTCAATCCGACATTGTTGATCAGTTGTCCATAGTCCGTTAGAGAATCACCAACTCGGCCCATCAAAAGCATTCCGGTGTCCTTCAAATATTTCCGTGCGAGACCGGCGCCGACAAACATGCCTATGGAGGAAAGTCCACCGGTGACGGCAGACTCGGTGCCGAATATCATTGGACCGGCTGCTCCGAAAGATCCGCCTGCTAAAAAGCTTGTGAGGCCAAAGACATTATTGACATCCGCTCGTCTAGTTGCACTTGAGGTCAGGAAGTGAATGTCTGCAAGATCACGATACATGTTCTTTGCTTCCTTGAATTCTTGAACCAAGGCACGGTTGCCGAGCTTTTGCGCCAGCCTCTCTTCCATCTTTGCAAGTGCCATCTCCGATTCATCACGGATGATGTATGCCATTTTCTGGAATAGATCGAACTTCTCCGGATCGGTGTTTTTTCGGTAGTTCGCCAGCTTCTGGTAGATCCTTTTTTGTGTTTCCGATCCTAAGAGGTCCAGTGTTTTTGGAAGTGACTCAAATGCCTCAATCTCCTTCTTTGCCTTCTTGATGGCCTTTCTTGCCGTTGGAGAAACAACAACGCCGGAATTTAATTCCTTGTCAAGAATCTCCTGCCTCATTCTCTGACCAACCTTTTTAGGATCGAACATGTCACCGGCGACTTGCTGACCTAGTTGCTTCTGAGTCTTGGATATCTCTTTGATGATCCGGTTAATCTCGCCTCCATAGAACGGCAGAAGCTTTTCTTCTAGTTCAACAGTCAGTTGATCAAGCTCTTTGATATTGGCCTCGGTCATCTTCTGCTTGTCCAACTCTCTCAGGCGCTTGCCTACTTCATAGATCCGATTGCGATACAAACCTCGTTTTGTGATTGCATCATATTCTGGAGATCGTGCTTTCAGATGCCGGTAATAAGCATAGTCTTTTCCTTTATCTAAAAGCGGAGATGCCTTGCTCAAGAATCCGCCGACAATGCCGATCACTCCACCGGCTGCTGCTCCAAAACCGGCAGATGCCAGGATCATTTCTGATGCAAGTGGTCTTTGTGATGGTTCGTCTAGAATGGACCGAGAAACTGCTTGCTGAGTGCCAATGACCGCACCTTCTGCTGCACCTCCTACGGCACCACGGATGGTCTTGCCGGTCAGTGATTCCGCACGTTTAGCAAGCAACTTGCTGACGGCAGTCGTCCCTGCCTTGCCTGCTAATCTGGCACCGGCACCAGTGAGTCCGAAAGGTGTGAAAAGTCCACCGATCTCTCCTGCCATTGTATAGCCAGGATTCTCCTCACGGTGCATCTTAATGGTCTTTTCATCGATGCCTAACTTTTGAAGTCCGGCGTCCGATAGTCCAAACGACATGGACCGGAGGAAACCAAGCAGAGCAGACTGAGAAGGATTCTTCTGAACGTATTGCTTGAGGCGCCGTTCCTCAACTATTGGTGCAGGTGCAAAACGATATCCGTCATCAAGCGCCTGACGTGCATCCTCGGCAGCAATATTATAGATTTGATTGTCGTCATCAAGGATGTGAATTCGGTCACCTTTGACAAAGGAAAACCGTCCAGACGCAATCTTTTCTTCGACTTCCTCATCCGGTACGAATAAGGCGTCCTCGTGATCGTATGAGTAAAGTCTTGCCATTAGAAGGTCTCAACAACTCCGACTTGTGCAGATTTAGGAAGTTTTTTACCTGTTTGTGGTTGTGTTTGTGGTGCGGTTCCTTGTGTGTAGGTCATAGTTTTGAATTTGCCGGAGTCACGGATTGCTTTTCGTTTTGTTTCTAATATATCCATGAATGTATTCAGCCGGTTCCTTGTTACACCTAGAGAGATATTTGCTCTGCTTGCGTCAGCAATTACATTATCCAAAAGTTTTTCCTCGTTTAATGTCAAGGCTGCACCAAATTCATACAGTTGTTTTGCAACCATAACCTTCAGATTATTCATTCTTTGAACAACTTCACTTCTTGTTGCAGACAAAGCTTGTGGTCCTAATGCTTGCAATCTGTTTTCTTCCAATATTTCTTGTAGATCACGAACCGTTGAATTCGCTTCGTTGTAAATAAAATTAAAACCCATTGCTTTTTTGATAACTGCTTTTCTTGCATCACCGGTCAATGGGGTGACTCCGTCTTCTCCAGGTTTAGATCCCATGTTTGGGACTATACCTTCACGTTGTGCTTGAAATCGTTTTTGTAATATCGAGACAAGATCCATTCTCAATTTTTGATCGTTGGTTTCTTTTGCCAACAATATTTCAGTGAGCATGATCTTTAACTTTTGTTGTTGTTGGGCGCTCGTCGCCTTCGTTGCAGCCTTGTTTAACTGCATCTCTGCCATTGTCAGTAGTTCCTGACGTTTCTCAGTAAGAAGCAGGCGCTGATCATTAATCGTCTGGCGTTTAAATGCCATCTCGGTCTTTTGTCTTTCCAGATCGTCGTCAATTGCTTGATTTAAAATCTGCATTGCGTAGTTCGGCGTTCCTGACATCGCACTAGCATAGGCACCTAGTCCGGCAGCTATGGCAGCAAATATCTTTCTGCCGGTATCTTCCTTGCCAAAATATGGTTTAATTTGCTCAGTCGATATCTGGTTGAGCCGTTTATCCAAGGCTTTGATTCGCTCGTCAATTAGGTCGATGTCTGCCTTGAACGGCAACTCGGCAGACTCATCAAAAAAAGTGTATCCGCCTTCATCAAAAAAGTTGTCTACGACTTGCTGGACCTTCATCGGATAAGCCTTCATTTCTTCCTCAGTGATGGTCCTTGTTCCGGTTTCCGGCATGATTGTTGAGGCAACCTCAATGGCTCGTGTTCCTTCTGCCTCGGCAGGCTCCGCTTCAGGTTCTTTTAATGGTTCGCCTGCTAAGACTTTCTGAGCATCTTCCGGCACCATCTCAGGCACCTCCGGCGTTGGTCCAGGCACATCCTGCACACTGACGACTTCTTCTCCGACATTCATTTGAGCAGGAGGTTCTGCCACTGCTTTAGGCATATCCAAAGTCGGCAGATTCTGCTCTTGTTGCCTCATGACTTCGTTCTGGACATCAAGGCGTGGATCTTGTTTTTGTATGTCAAAGGTCTCGACTCCAGGTTGAGGTTCAGCAAGAGTCATTTCCGTCGTTGTCAGATAATTCTGCAACTCTGGTGATGCGCTTTCTGTCGTGACCTCTGCCGTCTCAATTGTTTCAGTCTCTTGAAATTCTGGATAGTCCACACCAGCGAGGACATAAGGTGTGCCAGTGTCAGTCTGACGTACCTTGTCCGAATTTAATGTCATGAATGTTTCGACATCCGGATAACCAAGTTCGCTTGAAAACGAAACGATGTCTTGTCCTGCCTTTGGTTGAGCCATGTCAGTCCTTAAACTCCGGTTTTAAATCTCAGGTATGTTGCACCTACTGTCGCAATCGCAGAAATCAATCCATTGATTCGATCACTATCACGATCAGCACTTGCTTGTTCAGCTTTTAACTCACCAACCAATCTAGCCACCGCAAGCTTGGTCTCTCTGTCCATAAGCGCCAAATCTTTCTGCAATTCAAATCCTGCCGTGGTAAGGTCCGCCTTCATTTCTGCAAGATCGATTTCAACTTCCACACCGGCAAGAGCTTGTTCGCCTTGGTAAGCAGCAATCGCAATCGCATCGTCCATTTTCCTAGAATCCAGTGCCAGTTGTGCGTTGACCTTGGCAATCAATATTTCTTTCTCAAGGTTTGCAATCTTGGTTGCCAGATCCAGTTTGCCTTCCTCAATGGCAATGATTCTTTCCTTGTCTAGATTGGCAAGACGCACATCCTTTTCAATCTCGGCCTGAACCGTGACAAGCGTCAAGGCTGCTTGCTGATTCTGTATCTTCCTTGCTTGATCCAGGTTGCCTTGTGCGATTGACATCTGAATGTCTTTTTCCATGTTGGCAATCTGTATTGATGCCTCTCTGGTGCCTTTTGCTTTCAAGACGGCAAGCAGATTTTGCTCGGCCTGGACTTGCTCGGCTGCTCTCAGTTCCGCTTTCTGACCAGTAAAGATTTGCTGGAGGTCCATCCACATGTTGCGAGTCTGGCGCAACTTAGTCGGGTCCATCACACCGGCAGTTGTTGCCAAGAGTGCTTTCAGATTCTGCTCAGTTCCACGTTTCAGTTGGATCTCGGCAACGCTTGGCTCATCACCGGCTACACGAGACTTCAAGACCTCTATGAGCGCATCTTCCTCGTCTATAACATCTGACAACTCACCGGCATCTGATGCGACATCTAGAACCTCATCCAGTGTCGTTTGCGTCACATCATCTACAGCGCCGACTGTCGTTTCAGTAGCATCTGCGACGGTTGCAATGTCAGTGGCAGTAATATCATCAACTGCACCCATCTTAGGAGCAGGACGAGTGAATCGGTCTACGTCTTCCATCGTCAGCGTAAACGCCTCAATTCGTGCAAACTCCTCCAGTGCATCCTGAAGGACTGCACGTTTTTGTGATTCGGATAGTCTGCCGAATGAATCCGGATACAACTGAGAAAGCTTGGCGTCTGCTTCTGCAAACGTCGTCGGCACTACATCGACAATCTCACCTTGCTGATTACGGACTCGCTTGCCTCGTGCCGTAAAGGTGCCGTTATTAAATAGTTCGATGACATTGCCACGGAACTGTTCTGTTTGAAGAGTAGTTTCAGCCTGGACGGTTTTCATTGCTATGTTGAAAATCCGTTCTACCTCGGATTCCGGCAACAACTCAAAACCGTCTGCTTCTCTGATTGTCTCAGTTTTTGGCGCTTCTTGTTGTGTGGTGTAGGTTGGTATTATTTGTAGAGTTCCGTCAGTTTTTGCTTTCTCATATTGTTGTGAAATATATGAATTGTACTCCTCCTGAGTCGGTGCATTTACAAACGTTTTGAGATATTCTTGATAAAGAAATTCATTGTATTCACGGATCATTTCACGGCGACTTTTTTCTACCGTAACCGGCTGACCGTCTTCTCCTGTTTCCTGAAAACTAGATCCTACTCTTGCAACATACTGCTCAAATGTTTCTGGCTTAGTTACATCTTTCCATTGCTGAAAAGTTTTATTTCCTTCAGTAAGTTTTTTTGAATAGTCACTGTAAGAAGGCAAATTGGAACGTGCGACAAACTCCTCAAAGGTCTCAGGTCGTCCTCCTGTTTGGACTTGGACTTTTTTTCCTGGTGTGACTTTTTCACGTTCTTTAAAAAACTGTTCTGAAAACGTCTCAAAGTCCATGTCGGAGGTCAGTTCCTTTTTTAAATATGCTTCAAGCGCATTTTGCTGACCTACAATCTTTTGCGTTGCAGCATCGGCTGCTTCTTGTGTGTCATGAACTCCGCCAAGTGAATCGTAAAATTTTGGTTTTTGTTGTTGTTGTTGTTGTTGTTGACTTCCGCCGTCTCCTCCGCCTTGGCTTTGTTTTTGTCTATTGTATTCCTGAATAACACGTTGATCTGTCTCAAATCTAATTGTGTTCTCATTATGAGCTTTGGCTTGTCCTTCTATAGATGCCTGCTCACTTGCTTTTTGTTGTTCAGATGTTTCGGAAGGCGTGGACTCTGGCCCTCCTGGTTCTGGTCCTATTGGTCCACCTCCACCGTTCCCACCGTTTCCGTCACGATTCTCTCCTACTCCAGTATCACCTTGTTTGTCTCCTCCACCTCCGCCGGTAGTTCCACCTTGACCGTCAGAACCAAAATCATTGAGACTCGGCAAATTCATGCCGTTGACATTGTGATAATCTAATTCATCCGTGTTCATCGATGCCAATGCTTGCACCAAAGGACCATTGCCGGATTGAAAACCTTGTTCCTGGTCTTGATGTTTTAAATAGTTAAGCGCCTCGACTTCTGCATCAGTCAAAATGGCAAGCCTATGATCTTCGTCAATCCTTCCATCCTCTTTCTCGTAAGTCCGGATAGGTCCGCCATTCATTCCTAAACCTTGCGTTCCAGGCAACGGTTTCCCAGATCCACCGGCATCCTTCAGCATTTGAGCTTCTTGCGGATTAATTGCAGCAAGTCCTTCACCTCGTTGCTGAAGCATTTCTGCCAACCGGCGGAGTTCCTCGTCGCTCAGTGGAGGCCGGTTTCCTCCGACACTAGGAAGTAAATTTGCAAAAGTATTCATGTCGATTTAGTCGCAGGAAGTTTGATCGGTGTGGATTTTAATCCGATTTCAAGCATAAGGTTGGTAATCGAATAACTCTGACCTGGATCTGACGAGGTCGTGTCAAAAAACTGGAACCGTATTGAGTCGCATTTCTGGTTCTGCAATCCCATCCGAAACTGAAACACGCCGTCGGAGGTTCCGCCATAGACCACGGAGCCGTAGGTCGGGTCATCTCCATACTCGGTGACGCCGGTTGCGCTGATAAAATTAAAAGAATGCTGCTCGTTGTAATACTGGCGGAAGTTATATGCGACTTTGGAAACCAGCGTGTGATTGGTCTTAAAGTCGCCTAAAAGCACGGCACGTCTGCACCTTTGGAATCCTTGGATGCTCGACGGTTTGATCCAGGCAGTTGTCAGTTTAAGCTGGATGGAAGCATCAACATCTCGGTAGGTCGTTGGGTCTTCCTTGTAGACAAGTCCGCCGGTTGTTCTTAGATAGGTATAGGAACCATTAGCTTTCCAGACCACGGCACCGGTTGCTGCATGATTCGTCCAGGTGGACCATTTTCCATAGAGCAGATTATAAACAAGAGCAGAACCGGTAGAGGTTGTGAATCGGACCTGACCGGTGTCTTGGACTAGCACTGCACTGGTGACAGTCTCGCTATTATAGGCTTCTACTGGTGCGCCAATGTATGTCGTTTGAAGTCCTCTTGAAAGAAGATAGATGCCTTTCTTGGACATAAACATGATGCCTTCCGGTGTCAGGACCACGGCATCCGAGGACAATGCACCTACATCAGAGGTGACCAGTTGCGGTTCTGAAAAACTATTTTGCTGACCGGCATCATTAGGTCCGTCGCCGGTAATGTAAAAGATCCGTTCCTCTTCAAAGATTATCAGCTTCTCATCCATCTCCTTTAGCGCCGTGACTTGATCGGCACGATTCATCACGATCTGGAACACGTCTGAAAACTCAACCGGCTTCTTGGCCTGCCTCTTTTTGGAATAATACAGAATCTTGGGATTCTCAGACGATACGGCAAACATTCGATTGTTAAAGGCGCCGACGACACTGGTTGCCGGAGGAGCAATGTTGTCCACTACTCCGCCGTCCGTGTAGAGGATTTCCTGAGATGCTAGAGACGCAATGATGGCGCCGGTGTCGGTAAAGGCGACAGTGTCTGCCGTGGCATCATTTGCAACGGAACCAACCTTGTAGAAAACGGTTCCAGCATCTGCCGTCCGGTAGATTTCGCATGTGACGGATGGATGTTCCGTGATCCGCAAAGTTGGAATGGTAAGATTGACCGTCAGGTTAGAGGATGCCGTGGTCGCTGATACGGCAACTGATGGAGCAGATCGATGGATCTGGCCTCTTGCGTCTGTGGTGACATAGATCACTCGATACTGGTACGTTCCTGCCGTCAGTGATCCACCTCCTGCAACGGCTGCGCTGACATTCTCCGGAAACAAATGGAATCCGTGTTCAACAATATCCTGGGAGTCGTAGATGGATAAGAATCCACCGGCTATGTGTAGGTTCTCACCAAGCTCTTCTGCCAGGAATGAATCCGACTTTGTAAAATCAATGCTGGAAAATGAAAGACCTTTGACTGAGTAGAGATCATTTTCTGCACTGACTAGCCTTGTCTTGATCTGCAAAGGTACTTTGTAAATACCGGCGTTGGCTGCTACGGCGCTGGACAAGGTTGAGTCTGCCAGGATTCCTCCGCCGACTGACGTGTGCATCTTTGCGACAACAAGACCAGAGTTGTCCATGAGGAAGTAGGTCGTCTGCAAATCACTCCCATGCACTGCAACAACGTAGGTCTTTGCGTTGTAATAAAATGCTTTTGATGCCAGACCGACGGATCTTTTTAATACAGACGCCGATCCAAGAGACGATGCACTTACATCATAGGTCCGTGTTTTAACAAAATGGTTGTAGTCTGCCGTCGCATTCATTTCATAAATGCAAACGATGTCGGTGCCGTCCGTGGACAAAGTTACACGAGGAATCACAGTGCTTCCAGATTCTATGGTCTCGGTGTCAACTGCCGTCAGGTCAAAGATCATCCTAGTCAATTTTAGACCGACACTTCCGGCATCCGTTGAATAGGCAACGTAAATATCTTCGTCGTTGTTTGGATCTTTAAAAATGGCTAGTGAGTCTTTTGGATCTGATGATATGGTTGCCGGTGAATTGTATCCATTTGCTGGACCTCCGACTTCTCCGTTTTGTGTAATGTAGGCAATCTGAACTTGGCTAGAAGCATTTCTGTAGGCAAAAATGGCGTCCTTCTGGTTGTACTTTGCAACATCAAGTTGCTGACCAGATGTGGCTGCATTGGACGCCAATTGTACGGCAGATGCGAAAATCGTGGGATCGTTGTTGTCTAGAAGACGGATATCAATGTCGTCGTCTGAATCCTCTACATAGACCACACCAAGTCTGCCATCCAGTTCCACACACCTCGGCAGTTTGCCGGTTGCTGAGATCGATGTATTGTTTTGAATCATTGCGCCGGAAACGGCATCAACAACCGAGGCACGGACTCCGCCTTGTGTATCCTCCCACGCCGTCAAAAACAAACCGTTGCCATAAGCAACATCTGGCTGGCTTTGTTCAAAGTCGTTCCGGATTAAATCCGTTGAGCCGATGGTGACCGACAAAGAACCGCCTTTGTCAATCCACTCATTACGTCCAGAAGAATAAGAATAAAGATTGGAATTAGAAAAGAGCAGAAGCTCATCCTGAAAACGTGTAAGTGCGTCGCCGGATGAAATTGTTGATCCGCCTGAAATCTGCCTGCCTAGCTTAGAATAGCCTTTGCGTTTTGTGATCGTACTGCCGGAAGTAAAAACACCGTTTTCAAGCTCAGTTAATGAACTTGGTAGGACCATTTTTTGATCCGTCTTGGTGTCGATTCCTCCGCTTAAATCAACCGGAACAAATGCTTTTTCTAAAGCCATTGCTACTTTTTATTCGCAACTTTTAATTCAGGCTTTTGCTCTTCTTGTTGTTGATGTAAAAGAATCTCTTCCATACCGAGAAGCCGGTGCAATCGTGCTTCTATTTGTGGAACTTTTGCCAGTTCATTCTTTGTTTGATTTATTTCTTTTTGGATCTCTTCAAGTTTCATTTATGCTCCTTCTAAAGCGGTTACTTTTGCAGAAAGTTCTTGGATTGCATTTACCAATAAAGGAATTACCGATGTATAACACAATGTGAACGTACCATCTTCTGGTGTTCCGTCATCATCATGTTCAGTTGGTGGATCTTTAGAAACTGCTTCTGGTAATATATCAATAAAATCTTGAGCAATTAACATAGGTTCCTTCTTATCAGGAGATTTTTTAAAACTTGCAATTACAGTTCTTACATTAGCCAGCTTTTCAAGACCTCCAGTAATATGTGAATGAATATCTTTCATTCTTTCATCTGATGATGAAGACCAAGATGTAGCATCTCTTGCTATATGAACCCCACCCGAACTTCCTGCTCTAATTGTTACTCTTGCAGTGGTACTTCCTGCATAATTATTATGAATAAAAAATTCAGTACCTCCAGAATCAGTATATATAATTGCACCATGGTAGCCACCTGTAGCCCCTAGTTGAATTTCACCTCTTCCAGGGCTGGTTGCGCCAGTATACAGGGGTGTTCCAGAATCCCCACCATCAAATTGAGCTTGTGGTCCAGTTACAGCTTGTCTGACATGAAGTTCCCTATCAGGAGTTGTAAGTCCAATCCCAACATTTCCTTCATCAGTAATTACCATGCTGTCAGCAAGCGACCCACCATCTGCTTTAGTTTGAAATCTAAATCTGCCCCCTACATTATTTGAAGTAGTGCCTTCCTGGGCGCAAATAATAGCTGCAACATTATCATCTCCACCATCTACATCTGACCAAAAATCAATTTTTCCAACATGAACACCATTACCTTTATTACTACAAGCAAGTTCTAATACAGCAGGTCTGTCAAGATTGTCTGTCCCATCAGTATTTAATATTGAAAGGTATTTATGAGTTGCTGTACCTCCAAAACTTGCAGTTGTTCCAATCCCAACA